TAACAATGTGGCGGCCGATGATGCGGCGGAAAGTGTAGTAAACGTGCCGCGCACTGTCGGTAACGATGAATCGAAACGTTGGAGAAACGGTAAGGGTGAGCAGGTGCGGATTGATGAGAGGGTGAATGCTGCTTATGCGTACATCCTGGAAGGTGGAACCCGTCGACAAGTTGCCGAAAGGGTCTCTTCTCGGTTCAATGTGTCAGTTCGCACCGCGCACGATGACTACACAAAGGCGATGGTTCTCCTAAAAGAGGAACAATCCGTAACTCGCGGTGATCTGTTGAACCAAATTCAAGCCCTGCGCCTGGCAACAGTGAAGAAAGCGCTAGGCAAAGGTCAGCTACAGACCGTGGCGATGCTGCTAAAAGACATGGGAGCAGTTATCGGCGAAGCCGCGCCGGAGCAGTTGGCAGCAGCAGCGCCGCAGCTTTCTATTGTGGTTGAAGATAAGCGGCAGCCGTAGATTCATTCATTCATTCATTCATTCATTCATTCATTCATTCATTCATTCATTCATTCATGGCGCCCGCACCTAGGTACGCGCGTGTAGTGTTGTTGCAAGCATAGTAATACAGTATAACGCTATTGTGATACATGGGATCCTGCCCTGATGCCCGAAACCTAGGGCGCCGTGGCCATAAGTTATGCTAATGTGTAACAAATGCGATTCCTGGCCGGATCCGTTCTAGTGTTAATCACAAGCGGACAAACGACCGCTTCCATCCCCACCACGGAACCTGACCATGGAGACCAAGCAAGCAACCTACGTGACACTGGCGGCAACCGATCGCGTGTCTTTCTACAGCTGGCGCGGCAAGACCCGCATCCAGATTGACGAAACAAAGACAGTGCAGCTTGAGATTAACGATGTCGACACTGACGAGATTCTACGGGCCGTTGCGTACTTTGTGCGGAATGTTGCCGGCGATTCTGACCGTACAGAAACACAAACCCGCATCCTTACTGACATCGTGACGAGCCTACAGGATGTTCTAAAAGTTAAAGAGGAAGTATGATTAAAGCGCTTAAGTTAATCGCCGCCGGCGCGCTGCCCTTAGTGCCGACCTTAATCATTCTGTTTCTGTAACTATGACAATCTCAGCTTGTACCGTTCTAACCGGATCTCAGATTGACCGTGCGCGCGCTTACGTTCTGCGCTGTGTGTTAGCGTTAGAGGTTAAAGGTATGAAACGCAAAGGTCAGTCAGCCTACAGTATAGTCAAAGCAGAGTATAACTTAAAAGGATCAAAGCAGCACGTGTTAGATCAACTATCTGCTCTGCTAGGTAAGTAGACTCGCCGCGCGGCACTGTTTAACACTTACAGTGCCGCGTTACTTAACACACACCGGGGCACGGTTTGTAATACTAATGCGCGGATCGGCGCCCAGGGAACCTACTGGCACATCCACAATTCCTTCCTCTGTTACACACCGGGGGCAGGGGTTCAATTCCTGTAATACCCTAGAAGGTACCCTCCCCCACAAAAATGCCCGATCCGGCTGGAGCCCTCACCCTCCGCTACGCCCAAGGCCAGGTCTTCAACAGCCGCAAACGCTTCCGCGTCCTCGTCGCCGGCCGCCGCTTCGGCAAAAGCTACCTTTCCTGCATCGAACTTCTGCGTGGAGCCATCGAACGCCCCGGCGAAACATTCTTTTACGCCGCGCCAACATACCGAATGGCCAAAGATATTGCCTGGAAAGTCCTAAAAAAGCTCGTCCCCAAAGCCTGGATCAAGAGCAAAAACGAAACCGACCTCAAAATCGAACTCGTCAACGGCTCCACCATCGAACTCAAGGGCACCGAGAACGCCATGGCCCTCCGAGGCCGCAGCCTGGCTGGCGTTGTCCTCGACGAAGCCGCCTTCATGGACCCCGAGGTCTGGTTCGAGGTCATCCGCCCCGCCCTCGCCGACAAACAAGGCTGGGCACTCTTCATTTCCACCCCAGACGGCACCGCCAGCTGGTTCTACGACCTCTGGTGTTACGCCGACGAAGACCCTACAGGCGACTGGACGCGCTGGAGCTTCACCACCATCCAAGGCGACAACGTCCCCCCGGAAGAAATCGAAGCCGCCCGCGCCCAACTCGACTCCCGCACCTTCCGCCAAGAATTTGAAGCCAGCTTCGAGAACCTCTCCGGCCTCGTCGCCGTCTCCTTCAGCGACGACAACATCGACAAAATCGTCCAAGACCTCCCCGTCCTCCCCCTCCTCCTGGGCGTGGACTTCAACATCGACCCCATGAGCGGCGTCTGCGCCGTCAAAAAGGGCGACGTCCTCTGGGTATTCGACGAAATCATCATGACCGGCGGCGCCACCACCTGGGATCTCTGCGAAGAAATCCAATCCCGCTACGGCGTGGAGCGCCGCGTCATCGCCTGCCCCGACCCCACCGGCGGCGCCCGCAAAACCAGCGGCGTTGGAGCCACCGACCACAACATCCTCCGCAAATCCGGCTTCACCGTCTCCAGTCCCCGCTCCCCCTGGAAAATCCGCGACAAAATCACCTGCGTCAACACTGCCCTCCTGGATGCTTCTGGAACCCGCCGCCTCTTCATCCACCCCCGCTGCAAAGAACTCATCAAATCCCTCCGCACCCTCACCTACGCCCCCAACACCGGCCTCCCCAACAAAAACCTCGGCGTAGACCATGCCTTCGACGCCCTCGGCTACCTCTGCCTCCAAACCTTCAACCTCGCCAAGCCCGAGAACCTCGGCAAGACCAACTATCGTGTGTGGTAACTACAGATGATCTACAAAATGGCCGCCAAAAAGCCCACCAAAAAAGGTAAGAAGTAATGGCAAAACGCGGCCTCTACAGCAATATCGCTGCAAAACGCAAGCGTATTGCCGCCGGCAGCGGCGAAAAGATGCGTCAGCCTGGAACTAAAGGCGCCCCAACCGCCGCCGCCTTCAAAGCCGCCGCCAAAACCGCCAAAAAACGCAAAAAATAACCTCAGTTCCCCTATACCCCGAGGCCGCCTCATGTTCCCGTACCAAACCACCCCCTACGAACTAAGCTTGATCGTGACCGCAAGCTCCGCTACATCTAGCGTCCACGCATCTATGGACTGGGAGGAAATCAGCCGCTAATGGCCATCCAAACCATCACTGGCGGCTGCGTCCACGTCGAAATAGACGCCGAAGACGGTCTCACGCACGCCACCTTCGTATTCAAAACCCCCTCCCTCCCCGAAACCTTGGGCGGCTTCGTCACAATGCTCGCCCACGGCATCGAAATCCTGGTGCCCATTGCCGACCCCGCCGACGAGGAAGACGAAGATGACGATTGAGTACCGTGGCGAAAGCTTCGAGGGCTACAACAAGCCCAAGCGCACCCCCAACCACCCCAAAAAATCGCACGTAGTCCTCGCAAGAGAGAACGGCGTCGTAAAACTCATCCGTTTCGGCCAACAGGGCGTGACAGGCTCACCACCCCAAAAAGGAGAATCAGCAGCAGACAAGGCCAGAAGGGCATCATTCCAAGCTCGCCACGCAAAGAATATAGCCAAAGGCAAAATGAGCGCCGCATGGTGGTCAAATCGTGAAAAATGGTGACTACCTTCCTTCTACCTTATGAATCCAAATCTTCAGCTCCATAACATATTTCCGCAAAAACTCCGCCTTCTCCAAGTGCCACACATTCCCCGTCCGAATGTACTGGCGCACATGCTCATCCACCCCCTTCAGACACTGCTGGATAACCGGGTTCCAAGGCTCCCGAACCGGCGTATTCCACTCGCGCACGGTAACAAGGCCGCGTTCACTGCCAAAATAGGTACAAAGTAGGAGTCCAGCCGTGGTCTACAGCGCCAACATCCCCCCAACCGGAGCTGTAGTCAGCGAATCCCCATTCGTCCGCAGCCTGGACACCATCGCCATGATGTCCGACTGGAGCATCATGGCCGCCGTCACACGCGGCACCAACTACATCCGCGACCTCTCCGAAACCTACCTCCCCCAAGAACCCCGCGAAGACGACGACGCCTACACCACCCGCGTAGACCGCTCCGTCCTTTCGCCGTACACCAGCCGCCTCATCGAAACCGCCGCTGGCGCCATCCTCCGTAAGCCCATCCACGTCGAGGGCGACCCCTACTGGCTGGAGCTGATCCAAAACATCGACGGCCTCGGCTCCAGCATCAACGAATACGCCCGCCGCGCGTTGGTAAGCAGCCTCACCTACGGCCACAGCGCCATCCTGGTGGACTACCCCGCAGCCGCCGGTGCCATGAACCTGGCGGAAGAACGCGCCCTCGGCCGCCGCCCCTACTTCGTCCACATCGACGCCCCCCAAATCTGGGGCTGGCGCAAAGAATCCGGCACCAACCGCCTCCTGCAAGTCCGCATCCACGACTACGACGTCCGCCCCCTCAACGACTTCGGCGAAGAACAAATCGAGCAGATGCGGGTGATCTACCCCGGCCGCTACGACCTCTACACCCTCGGCCACGAAGTCGTCGAATACAGCGAATCCGGCGAATACAGCCTCCCGGAAATCCCCCTGGTCCCGATCTACAGCAACCGCCGTGGCCTCCTGATCTCCCAGCCCCCACTCCTCGACATCGCCAACCTCAACATCACCCACTACCAACGTCAGGCCGACCTCATCCACGCCCTCCACATCGCCGCCATGCCCACCCTCGTCCTAGAGGGCTGGGACGACACCACCGGCTCCGCAACGATGGGCGTCAACTACGCCATCGCCATGCAACCCGGCAACAAGGCGTACTACGTCCAGGCCGACTCCACCAGCTTCGACGCCCAGATGGCCGAACTCCAATCCTTGGAGCAACAAATGTCCACCCTCGGCGTCACCAAACTCTTCGGCCAAAAATTCGTCGCCGAGTCCGCCGAGGCCAAGCGCATCGACCAGGCCCAATCCAACAGCGTCCTCTCCATCATCAGCCAAGAACTCGAATCTGCCCTCAACCAAGCCTTCGCCTTCGCCGCCGAATACGTCGGCCTGGAGCCCCCCGAAATCACCATCGACCGCGACTTCGATTACTACCGCCTGATCGGCCAAGACATCGCCGTCATCGCCCAACTCAACACCGACGGCAAGATCAGCGACGCCATGCTGCTGGAGATCCTCCGTCGCGGCGAAATCCTCCCCGACAACATCAACATCGAAGACGAAATCGAAGCCGCCGACCAACCCGCCACCTCCCTCACCGAATCCCCCGAAGTCCCCGAAGAACCCGAATCCACTCCGAATACAATGGACACATCGGAGGTTGAATGACATGGCCGTCTCCCCTGGCACCTACAACATCCGCCTCCAGCGCCGCGCCGACTACTCCGTCGCCCTCCAGTTCAAAGACAGCACTGGAGCACCCATCAACCTAACCGGCTGGACCGCTTACGCCCAAGCCTGGAATAAAAACCGCACCACAAAATACGCCGACTTCGCTATTACCTACACAAGCCGCCCCAACGGCCAAATCGCCATCACCCTCACTGACACCCAAACCACATCATTCCCCGACGAGTGCTATTACGACGTCCTGCTGGAAAACCCCAGTGGCCTGCGTGAGTATTACCTGGAAGGCACTGTGTACGTCTCCGAGGGCTACACAGCATGAACACGGTAAGTATTGACGACGCCTACAAGACAGTTGTAGTCACCGAGGGCGCGGGTGAAGTAACCGTCATCACGGCCCCCAGTTCTGCGGTACTGGTCGAAACCACAGGTCTCGGCCCACAGGGGCCTGGTGGTGTGATCGGCCTGTACGGCAGCTTCATCGACACCACCGACCAACCGCTCGTCAGTACGGCAGCCCCCCAAGCCGTCCGCCTTGGCACAACCCTCGAAAACCGAGGTATTGCCATCACGTCGAATAGCCGCATCACGTTCGAGCTGGCCGGCACCTACAAAATCCTCGTCTCCCTCCAGCTCACCAATCTCGGCAACGTCATCTCGGAAGTAAACATTTTCTTCCGCAAAAACGGCAGCGACCTTGCTAACAGCAACACCCGTATCGACCTGGAGCCCCGCAAGTCGGTCGGCACGCCTTACCACGACTGTTTTGCGATTGAGTTCCAGCTAACAGTCGCTGATAACGATTACGTCGAAATCTGGTGGGCCGCCACGCACCCGGACATCACACTAGAAACAATCCCGGCGGATGCGATCCATCCACAGGCACCTAGCGCCATCGTGAACGTGGCGCAGGTGATGTACACCCAAGCCGGTGTACCGATTGGTGGCGCAACCGGCGACATTCTCGTCAAGTCTTCGGCCACCAACTACGACACTGCCTGGACCGACGCCCCGACGGTAGACAAACTCGCCCTCGATTTAACCGCCGCCGAAGTCGTCACCCCCGGCCAACTTGCCTGGAACGCGACCGAGGGCACGGTGGATCTCGGCACCCCCGGCGTCACCTACCAACTCGGCCAAGAAATCGCCTTCCGCTGCAAAAACGTCTCTGGCGACCCCATCACAGACGGCGAAGCCGTCATGTTCATGGGCGCCGACGCCACCACCGGCCACCTAGAGATCGCCCACATGATCTCGGATGGCACCGTCCCCGGCTACGTCTTTTTCGGCGTCGCCACCGAACCCATTGCGATTGGAGCCCTCGGTTACGTCACCACGCTCGGCAAAGTCCGCGGCATCGACACCAGCGCCTTCCCCGACGACTCCGTCCTTTGGCTGGACCCCGCCACCCCCGGCGGCTTCACCCTGACCGAACCCTCCGCCCCCGCCCTCAAAGTCCCAGCCGCCGCTGTCGTCAAAAGCCACCCCACCGACGGCATCCTGTTCGTCCGCGCCGAAACCGGCCGCACCATCGCCGAATGCCACGACGTCGAAATCGGCCCCGGCGCCGCCGACCGCGAATACCTCGGCTGGAGCGAAACCTACCAACGCTGGCAACCCACCAAAATCCCCAACGCCGCCCCCCGCTCCATCACCATCGCCGGCCCCAAATCCGGCGACAACTTCACCCTCTTCCGCACAGACGTCGAAACCACAATCACCGCCGTCACCGCCCTCGTCAGCGGTACAACTCCCAGCGTCACCTACGAAATCCGCTACGCCCCCAACCGCACCTCCGCCGGCACCCTCGCCACCATCAGCGAAACCGTCACCAACTCCACCATCGGCGATGGAGCAACCGTCCAAAACCAACCAATCCCGGCCAATTCCTACGTCTGGCTGGCGATTACATCAGTCGCAGGTACAGTAGGAGAAATGAACGTCACCATCGCTTTCTAACGAATGGCCACCTTCAACAAGTTCAACTCCTTCGTTGAGGCACTGGCCGAGAAGGTGCACAACCTCGGCAGCGACACGCTGACGGTGGCGCTGAGCAACGCGCTGCCCGTGAATACCTACACGCAGCTGAGCAACGTCACTCAGATTGCCTACACCAACATTCAGAACGGCACCACCACCGGCCGTAACCTGGCTGGTGTGACCTCGGCGCAGACGACCGGCACCTACAAGCTGGATGCCAACGATCTGGTGCTGACTGCCACCGGCACTGTGCCCACGTTCCGGTATGTGGTGCTCTACAACGACACCGCCACCAACGACGAGCTGATCGGCTGGTACGACTACGGCGCAGCCGTTGACCTGCTGAACGGCGAGACCTTCACGATCACCTGGGACGCTGCTGGCATCCTGACCCTGGCCTGATAACTGAAGCGGAGGCAGGACCGTGGCTGTTGCCCATAGTGCTGCCTCAGAGTCGCACACAGGAGCGACTGGTTCAGCAAGCCAGGCAGCGTTCAGCTGGACGCATACGCAGACAGGCACGCCTCGGGGCGTGGTCGTTTTCGTGTCCACCTACGCCAGCGTCACCAGCCTCGTCACCAGCGTCACCTACGGCGGCGTGGCGCTCACGCGGCTTACCGGTGGCGCCGCGCAGGACGCTGCCGGTGAACTTGGCCGTCTCGACACCTTCTTCCTCGGCAGTGGCCTTGGCACCGGTAACCAGACCATCACGGTCAACCGGACCAACAACGCCACGGTGATGTATGCGGCGGCAGCCACCGTCACCGCTGGTGCCAATACCGCAGTCCCCGAAGCAACCATCGTGCTGCTCCAGGGCGACGGCACCTTGGCAGCGCAGACCGTTAATGACACCTCACCGGGGCAGAACAGCGTCCGCTATGCGGGTTGCTACTCCGGTCTGAACGCACCACCAACGGCTGGTACGGGCAGCACGCTGCTCAACTCGATCGACATCGGCAACTACGGCTCGGCGCTGGTGCGCGAGACCACAGCTGGCCAGGGCGCCCGCAGTATCGGCTTCACTGGCGCCACAGATGACCGCGCTGCAGTCCACCTCGCCATCCGTGAGCTGGTTCCGCGGAGTCTTCCGCAGACGGTCGCCAGCTTCACGCTGACCGGCAACGACGCCACGTTCACAAAGGCCAGCCCTAAAGCCATTACCGCCGAGACGGGTGCGTTCACCCTGACCGGCAACCCGGCTGATCTGCTCCACGGCCCAGACCTGCTGGCAGAAGCTGGCACGTTTGCCCTGAACGGCAACCCAGCCGACACCCGCCACAACGTCCGCCTCGAAGCCGGCACTGGCGCGTTCACACTGGCAGGCCAACCGGCAACGCTGAGCAAGGCAGCCGCCGCAAAGGTCATCACGGCCGACCGTGGCACCTTCACACTGGCCAGCAACGGCGCCACCCTGCGCCAAAACTACGCCATCACCGCCGAGGCCGGCACGTTCACGGTCGCCGGCCAACCAGCAACGCTGCGCCACAACCCGCGCATCTCAATCACCGTCAGCTCGTTCGCACTGAACGGCGGCAACCCTGCGCTGCTGCAGGGGTATTACCTCAGCGGCGGCACTGGCACCTTCACCGAGACCGGCCAGCCCGCCACCTTCCGCCGCATCTGGGCCATCCAAGCCGGTCGCGGCCTCTTCACCTTCACCGGCAACCCGGTCGCGCTCACTGAGCTTGGCGCCTACGAGATCGACCCGATCCTCGGCACCTTCACGCTCTCCGGCCAACCAGCCACACTGGCGCACAGCCAGTCCATGTCGATCACAGTCGGCACCTTCACCTTCACCGGCCAACCCGCCGCGCTGCGCCAAAACGCGGCGCTCACCGCTGATCGCGGCCTCTTCACACTTACCGGCAACCCGGCCACCCTCACCAAACCATCAGCCAAACAACTCCCGGCTGTCACTGGCACCTTCAGCCTTACCGGCCAGCCAGCAGTTTTCACGCCCAACAGCATTGCGTTTGTCGATCGCGGCCAATTCACGCTTACGGGCCAACCGGCAACCTTTGCCCGCACCCGCCAAATCGCCGGCGCCCGCGGCCAATTCCTACTGACCGGCAATCCGGCAACACTGACCAAAAGTGTTCTCGTTTTCTACTCTCTTACCCCAGACACCGGCAACTACCTGCTGACTGGAGCCCCCACCACCTTCAACTACGAGCAACGCCGCCGTGTAATTCTCATCTTCTAGTAAAGTAGAAGCGTCCAAGTAATACACAATCGTGCCCGAAGATATCCAAGCACCAGTTCCTCCCGTGGAGGCTGTTGCCCCTCAGCCCGTGGCTGAAACCCCCGATCTGGCCATACAACTCGACGCACTTCGTGCGAAGAACCAAGAATTGATCGCCGAGCGCCGTAAAGACCGCGAAAACCGCGAATCCCTGCAAAAGCAACTCGACGAGATCCGCTCCGCTCAAGAACAGGCCAAGACCGCCAAACTTGCCGAATCCGGCGAATACAAAACCCTCTGGGAAGAAGCCCAGCAAACTGTTGCCGCCCTCAAACAAGAACTGGCCACCAAAGAATCCGAAGTGGAGCAAGTCCGCCAAGGTTTCACCCAAGAACAACTCCGCGCCAGCGCCATCACCCAACTGTCCCACGCCGGTGCACTGGCGCCCGATCAGCTGTATCGTCTATTGCAGGAGAACCTTCGCGCCAAAGACGGAAAGCCCGTGGCTTATGTCGGCGGCGTCGAAGTTCAGATCGGCGAGTACATCGCCAATCTCAAAAACCCCGGCAGCGGTTACGAGCATCATTTTGCGGCCACGAACCGCGCCGGCATGGGTGTAGCAGGTAGTGCCCGCTCCACCGCCCTCCCCGGCCAAGCCAACCCCTGGTCTAAGGACGGCTGGAACATCACTCAGCAAATGATGATGCTCTCCAACGACCCCGACAAAGCCAGGCTCCTCAAAGCCGAAGCCGGCGCCTAGCCCCTGTGGGGCACCTCCCCAACCCCCGACTCCACTGGAGCTAACCCATGTCTTCCTTCGCTGGAAACTACGGTTCGACTTCGACGTTCCTGTCGAACCTCGTAACCCGTCCCGAATTTCTGCAGTACACCGCCGAGGGCATCTTCGAGCAATCGAAGTGGATCCAAAGCGGCATCGTGCAGCGCAACGCAGCCCTGGATGCCCGCGCCGGCGGCACCCGCGTGCGCGTCCCCTTCTTCGACCCCATCGCCCCGACTGAGACCCAAATCCTCAGCACCAACACCTGGGGTGGCGGCGGCGGCTATCTCGTTCCCCAAAACGTGACGGCCGACGAGCAGATCATGACGATCCTGCACCGTGGCTTCGCCTACGCCGCCGACGACCTCAGCAAGCTGGGCTCTGGCGCCGACCCCCTGGCCCACGTCCGCAACCAGCTGGCCGCCGCCATTAACAAACTGAAGACCGCCACCCTGGCAAACCAACTGCTGGGTCTGTTCGGCGGCATCAGCGGCGCCGGCGTGCTGGGCGCCAACCAGACGAACAAAACGTTCGCTGGCGTCCCCGCCTCCATGACGGAAGCCAACTTCCTGAACGTCGCCAACGTGGTGGCCGCCAAGGCCAAGCTGGGTGAGCGAGGCGACAACCTCGACTCCATCGCCATGCACTCCAACGTGGCGTATTACCTCCAGCAAGTCGGGATGCTGACCTTCAGCACCTCCGCTCTGTCCACTGGCGGTGCCGTGGTTTGGGGTGGTGGAGGCGTGGGAGTGACGCAATCTGAGTCGGCCTTCTTCGCCGGCCTCCGCGTGGTGATCGACGACCAGCTGACCTACCTGACCGGCGGTACATCCACCCATGCGGTGAAGTACCCGGTCTACCTGTTCGCCTCCGGCGTCGTCTCCGAGGGCATCCAACAGGATCTGCGCCTGGCCGCCGACCGCAACATCCTCTCCATGCAGGATGTTCTGGCTGTGGATTACCACTACGGCTACCACATCACTGGTACCAAGTGGGCCGCCGCTGGCGACAACCCGACCAACGCTGCCACCACCGGCAACCTGGGCGACACCGCCAGCTGGAGCCTCGTCTACAGCGCCGCCAAGCAAGTGCCCGTCTGCCGCCTGCTCGTCAACACCCCCTTCGATACCACCGCCTACTGATCCCTCAGTACGCAGGTACAAAAATGGCCTCCATTACGGGGGCCTTTTCTTTTATCAGCTTTTACCCAACCTAAGCTTCTCCTGCGCCTCAAACACATCCTGCGTGTTCATCGTCATCTTGTACGACTGCAAAAACAACTGATTGATAACATCAAAACTCACCTGGAGCACCTCATGAATCTCCTGGG